ATAAAAAAGCTGGCCCATAAGTTGTCACCAACTCCATAAGATTCATCAGGATCTATTTTATTTGCAATAACCTCAAAGGTTACTCCGCCATGAAAAGTCCCCTCCCCATGTTGAGTATCTCCTCCGTGCTGAGTTGCATCTACAACTGAGCCACTAACCTCCCCTGGCGTTTTGTATATCGGAACCGGCTTAGTAATACTAATACCGCCACCGCCCGCACTAAATGTAGGTGTATTTTCATAAACTCGAACATTAAATCCAGAAAGCCTTAACTGATCCTCTATAAAACTCCTTCCCTGTCTAGCCTTTATATTGTTTGGATGACCAATTTTTCTCCTTAAAGCAGATTTTCTAAAATCTAAATCATTTCCCGTTCTATCGGTTAATCCATATTTGTATTCTAAAAATGAAGCATCTTCTTTTGTAAAGTTTTCATTATCTGGAATGCTGGCGTTTATTAAATTAGTGTATTCATTTATAAATCTTAAAAAGCTTAAATTAATTGCGTCATGCAACAAATCAAAAGTACCTCCTTTTGGTTTATAAAAAGCTCTACCGGTAGGGTATAATTCATCAACTAAATTAGTAAGCTCCGTTACTATAATATCATCCTCGGTTTGCACTGAATCCGCTGGATATTTATGAGGAGTATTATATCCAAATTGGGTATTTGAGCCATGTTGTGTTTTTTGATCTCTTGGATTTATTTTACCCATTATAAATAATTTACGTTTATAAGGTTTGGTATTTTTTCCCTGCTAAAAATAAAGCTAGTTTGACTGACTCCATCTATTAACATACTAAAATTATTAAAGAAATTATCTGGATCTAAAACATCGCTGACAACTCCTTGAAGTTTGGCGGAATAAAGAATATCGTTTTTGTTCCTTAGAAGATCTGATCCATCAACAAACGGCCTTATATTTTTTAGAAACTCAATTAAATTAAGCTCAATTGAATCCCTAACCGATGTGCTGCTATCTTCTAATCCTGTAATGTTTATCTCTACATCTACAGGATCAATTGGAACAACCTCTAAGTTTACCTGTATAGGCCTTCTTGCTCTTTGAGCTGTTGGTTTAGTTTCGTCTGGATCAAAATTAATAACCTCCTCCACCTCATCTAAAATAGCTTGACTAGGTACTCCAGCATTTCCAGATGATTCTACAAATATTTGAACTGTTCCAGCCTCTCCATCTTTTACGTAAGGATAAACAAAGCGAACTCCAGCAGCGTCGGAAGCCCATATTCTGTAATCGGATTTTGAACCGCCTTGTGGTTCTAATTGAATTGCGTTTAATATAGAATTTCTAAATTCCTGCGTTGTTTCAGCGGCCAAAGGATCAGTAAAAATAGCTCCGCTACTAGGTTTATTTATTACCACCGTTTTATCTACACCAATAACTGGTTCGGTGATTGTTAAGTTATTTCCGTTGTCTTGTAAATAATCCAATCCGCCACCAATTGATCTCACAGTAATTATATCATCCGTGCCTGTAAGCGTGTATTCATTTTCCAAAATATATAATTTATTTGGATTTGATGAATCAATATTTGATTTAAAGGTTAATCCACTCCTTAAAACGCTATCCTCTACGCCTGTAACATTTACCCTATAAATTGCAGAGGTGGCTGGTCTTATATCTCTATTAAGGTAAATACTGCCTAATCTATTTAGAGATCCGCCATTTTCAAAAGTGTCCGCCGTATCTGGATAAAGGTTTCTTTGAGCATCTTCAATCCCTAAATAGGCTAATTTAAACTGAGCGGCTAAAACACCAGAAAAGGCGTCCAAAACTTTCTTTAATTTATCATCCGATAAATTTAAACGGTTTCTAAGGTCGTTAGATATTTGCTCTTTTAATTCTATTATTGTTTTCATATAATCTCTTGAATTATCAACTCGTTTCTTGAATTATCCCACGCCATTTTTAATTGTCGATTAGCTTGATTTTGAAATTCTGATATTGCTATTATTATTTCGGCTTTATTATTAGCGGCAATATTTACCTCAACTTCAAAATTAACTACATTGTTAAGAAATTGCAAATCCGCATTAACTGCATCTTCTATTAATTTTCTACCCTCTCCATTTAATGCAACGGTTGACAAAACTCTTTCGGTTTGTGAATTAAACCATTTATCTGGATTGTTAGAATAAAATAATTGGTTACCCCAATAATCAAAATTTTCTTCCAAATCGCTTTCATCTTCCGTTGTATCTTGTTCAACGTTGCCACCGTATAAAGCTAAATAAATAGTCTGATAAATAGTTTCCGACATAAGCAAATCAGAATTTAAAATTCTCATTTCCCCTCCAGATCCTCCTTCAAATAAATTTATATCTTTTGTTGACATGGCTTATCTTTTTTTGCTTGTTGACATGGCTTATCTTTTTTATTAACTAATTAACTAATTACCATAGTTTAAAACTCCTACAGTATTCTGCATGCTTATAGGTATAGCGGTTCCGTCTTGAAAGACTTTCTCCACATTACCACCCTTGTCTCTGACGTCAATTCTAACATTACTATCTCTTATTGTTTCTGTAGTTTGCTGACTTGCTGCTTGCGAACTATTTGGCAAAACACCGCTTTCATCTCCATTCCTATCAAAATTAAAATTCGCTTCCATTTCATTGAGCTTGTCCAATCCAACGCTTGCTAAAGATCCAAGTTTTCCAGGCAATTGAGATAAAATAAACAACATGGATTTTAAAGGAAGCAGGAAGAAAGTAATCAATGCGTTTCCAATTCCTTTGAAAAAGTCTAAAAAATCAAACTCTTGAAAAAATTTAGTAATTGTAGCCCAAGCCGTTCCTAGCATTTCTGTAAATTTAGTAAATTGCTTCCCGAAAAAAGCCACAATTTCATCCCAATAAAGAAATATATAAACGACTGCTAGAACGGCTGCAATAATCGCTAATATTGGCCATGTTGCTGCAATTACAGATATAGCTAAAGCTATAAAAGCCGAATTTGCCAACCAAGTAACCGCAGTTCCTATCAACATAGCGGTTCTGTAAGCTCCTTGCGCCACAGCGTTCTGTATTAAGGCCCTCTTGTTTGTTTGTGTTATTGCGGTATTTATTCCCATCACTACATTATAAGCAAATAAAGCTATTTTTGTAGCAATTATTAATCCTTTAATTATAACAAAAGATCCAATTAATAATCCCGTAGCTTTCAATAAAAATAAACTCGTTTCGGCTGCCGATCTTATGCTTAATTCATTTGCGTCTAATGTACTTTTGAGAGCTTCCGTTCCACTTAGCAAACTTAATATTTCGGTTGATATATCGACAACCCTTCTAATAAATCCGCCAAAAGCTCCAGTTCCATCATCTATTGATAATATCAAACCTTCATAAGCAGAATTTAATAAAATTAAACTACCTCCTAAAGTATCTAATTGTTTAGCGGCCATATCTCTGGCCGCATTAGCTGAATTTTTCAAAGCTTTTTCTAAAGTTTCTGCTGCATCCGCATTTTCCATAAAAGTAGCAAAAGCCGCAACGGATCGTTTATCTGTTAATTCTAAAGCAGATGCTAAATCTATTCCCTCGGCTTTTAATTTTTTTAATCCAGAAACTAAATCTGGTAGAGATTTAACTGGACCGCCTAATGCTTTAGCTAGTTTTCCATTTCCATCAGCTAAATTTAATAAAATACTTCTGGTAGATGTAGCAGCGGTTGAAGCGTCAAAACCTGCATCAGCTAATTTTCCAAGCAGAGCGGTAGACGCTTCAATTGAAAATCCAAATTGTTTAGCAACTGGCGCAACTTTAGACATTGCAGTGTCTAAAAATTCCATATTTAGACCAGATTTTGAAGTAGATGCAGCAAATACGTCTGAAACCCTAGCGGAATCTTTTGCGTTAAGTCCAAAGGCTCTTATAGCTGCTCCAACTTGTTTAGCTGCTTGAGGTAATTCTGTTTTAGTAGCAGCGGCTAAATCCAAAGTCGCTGCTGTTGCTCCAATTATTTCAGTTTGAGTAAAACCTAATTTTGCTAATTCCGTTTGAAGTCCAGCAACCTCGGTGGCTGTAAAAGATGTTGTGGCGCCATATTGTTTGGCGGATTGTTGGAGTTTGACAGTTTTATCTACCGTAGTTCCTAAAACAGAGGCAACATTGGCGTTAGCTTGTTCAAAATCAATCATTATTCCAACCGCTCCCGTAACAATACTAAAGGCGGCAAATGCCCCAACAGCCAAACCAAAACCGCTTAACATTCTACTAGCCCTTCTTATAGGACTTAATAATCTATTAAAACGATGTTCAACCCTTGCAATACCCACGGAAGCCTTAGAAGCGAAGCCATGCACGTTGGCGCTCATTCGTCTTAATGTAGGACTCAGCTTATCATTTGCTGTAAATATAACGGGAGCTTTAATCGTTGCGGCCATAGCTACAAAAATAATAAAAAAATATATGGTAAGTTGTTTTTGTGGGTTTATATTATTTTACTAAAACTTTGTTAATTATTGTTTATAGGGTTTATTTGTTTATTATGTTTGTCAAAAATATAAACTTATGGAAGCGGCAAATGTTGAGAATACTAAAATTTGTACTGGTTGTAAAATAGAAATGTTAGCAACTAAGGAGTTTTTTCATAGTCAAAAAGGTGGAAAATATGGTTTAGGTTCTAAGTGTAAACAATGCATAAACGGTGTTAATATAAAGCGGAATGAGGGAGATTGTGAAAAAGTTAAGGAATTTTATAGAAAATGGAAAAAAGACTATTCTGAAAAAGTCAAAAAACGTCAAAAAAAATACTATAAGAATAATTCTGAAAAATGTATGAAAGCTGCTGGAAAATGGAAAAAAAATAATCCTGAAAAAGTTAAAGAAAATCAAAGAAAAACGATAGAAAATCTAACAGATTCTTATATCGCTAGTTCATTAAGAGCAAGAGTCAACCACTTAAACCCTCAAGTCATAGAAACGAGAAGGCTAATAATTTTAATAAAAAGAGAACTTAGAAAAAATAACTTTAAAACCCTAGAAACAATGCAAGAAGATTCAACAAACAAAAACAATTCACAAATGGAAAACAATTTAAAAGAAAACGACAACAAAAGAGACCTAAATTTTGAGGTCAAAAATTCAGACGATTTAAACAAAATGCTTTCAGAATTTTTGATGGATGTAAGACGTGGAAGTGTTACTCACTATTCAGCAAACAGTATTAATTTAGTAGCTGACAAAATCAATAAAAACAATTTAAACCAGCTAGAGTACAAAAGACTTTCTGGAGGTGATCGAAAGATTGATTTCTTTGAAAAGGAGTAAGGCGGTAACCACAAAAAAAAACCCAGTAATTACTTACCGGGTTTTTTCATTTTATCGTGCATTTCTTTTGCATTATCATACCAATAACCTATTCCATGATAATCTAGGTGATCTAGGTACATTTGATCGATAATAGAAGGCGACCAGTGATGCTCATTAACTACCGATTTAATCATGTCGTCAATGTTTGCAGCCGCTAGCCACCCATCTAAAAAACCGAGCAAAGTTGATTTAAAGTATCGAAATCATCCTTTTCTAATTCCTTAATATCCACCTCTTGCAACATGGTTATATAGGCAATTATTCTCAAAGTGTAGGTTCCTAACTTTTTTTGTACTTCCAATCCGTCCATTAAAACATGCTTATCCGCAGCTTTAATCCTGCTTCTAATTTCAACTTTTTTAATAGCCAAAGAGGAATCTTCTTTATCCGTAAATAAAGGGTATCTTAAGGTATATTCAACTTTTCCTTTTGAATCTATAATTAACAAGCCATCTTCAACGGCTTCAATCATGTCCTCGTATTCATCATAAATTTTAGAATCTGGCATTTTACCTCTTCTAAATTCTTTTTTTAAATGTTTCTCTAAATAACTTTTTACATCTTTAAAGGCGACTTCTTTGTTTACTTTGCTCATTGGTTTGATATTATGGCGGTTATTACACCGCCGTTGATTAATTTACTCTCTATGCTGCTTTTAAGCAAGCCTAATGCGTTATTATTAAAGTTGCTCTAGCTTACCACCTCCAGCGATTTTAGCTGTTAACTGGGCCGTGTTGCTATCGATTTGTATGTCTCCAACAAACTTTCCTCTACCTCTCCATGTGATTCCAGAAATATGCGTAAAAGTCCACGTGGCTAAATCTGTATTTTCAGCCAATTTTGGTAGATTTAAAAGCTCGTTATTGCTTATGAAATCAGCTTGCAAAGGCCCTTCAAAAGACCAGCGGACCCTATTAACTTGATCGATAAATTCACCTCCACCAGTAATCATATTTGCGTCATCGTTGGATCTAAAACCACCTGGATCGAGCGTGTAAGATTCGTTGGATTTAGTAGCAAATTTAAAGCTTCCTAAAGTCGGGTGGTTGCAGGTTATTTCTATAATGTCTCCTCCTGTGTATTTTGCCATTTTGTTTTTGTTTTTTGTATTGGTTAATTAAAATCCAGCCTCCACTGTGGTTGATTCTATTCTAGCAATCCCAGTTCTTTTGTATCTGAAAAAAGTTTCAAACCTATCTGGATTTGATTCTCCCCTTTGAACTGAACAACTTTCTTTTGAAAATTCTGGATCAGTAATCAAGGCCCTAGTTGCTAAATCTTCAAAGTAATCAGACAAGATACTTTGCCATTGCCTTGGTTTAATAGTTCTCTGAGCGTCTGAAACTTGATTATCTGCTATAATAACGTGATCTTTTACGCTTAGAGTTTCTAAAATCCCGTAACCCTCCCTAACATTAAAATCTATGTTTAGGTTTCTAGGATAAGCATATTGCAAAGGAACCTCTCCTTCTGGATGATAGGTTGTAACTAAATCCTGAACCTTATATGCTCCGTTTTCCAAAATAACAGTTGAGCATCCTTTTTTGACTAATAAATCTCTATTATTATAGTCGGACATATAGCCAATATCTCCAGAATTAGGAGTTGGCATATCTGGATAACTTTGATTGTTTACCGTTAACTGTGGCGTGTCTTGAGCTATTCTTGCGAATATTGCAACCATGTTTGAAGCAGCTTCCCACGTGCATCCATCTGATTTTGGAGCTGGGCAAAGCACGTTAGTAACCTGACTTATTCTATCCGTGGCTCCTGTTATTGCTACCAAATCGTCCTTATCATCTAAAGTGCTACCGAAAAAAGCTAAAGAAGGTTTAAAGTCAATCGGATTATACCTTCCAGTTGGTGTTGTTCCATAGGGTATACCATTAAATTGTTCAAAAGCTTCCAGCTTATCAACGTAAGGATTAATTATAGAAGTATACCACGTAGATCCAAATTGAGCGAGACTAGGTAGTAAATCTACCGTTCCAGCTCCTTCCGTCCTGTTTGTTTGAGAATAAGTAACTCCAGCAGAATCTCCTTCATTGCTTATCACTACATTACCCTCCTTGCTTGTCGCTCCTTTCCATTTAGTTGTAAATGTAACCACAGCCCCCGTTGAAGTTGCTGTAAATCCAGAACCTAAAACCGAGTTAACAGCTAAAACAACTTTAGCCGCTATTTGAGTTGGTGTATCATCCTTAACAACTGAATAATCATAAGTCTGGAAATCTAAATTATCCCTTCCGTTTACTTTTAAGGTATGAGTTGCGTTTTTTGTCGCGTTACCTGTAACTGTCCATTCTATAGATGTAGCGGTTGCATCGTTTGCGGTTTCTTGCGGAAATACTACTGTAGGAATACCCGCAACTCCTGGTGAATTTACGGGACGTAAAATTCTTAAAATTTGATGAATTGGACTACCAAAACCATAAAGCTCTCCAGCTTCTT